TACATCCAAAAGCCTGACTTCAGGCAATCGCTGTTAATCACAGCACAAAGGCACGACTGATGAAAGTAGGTCAATACGTTTACGCCAAATTAAGCGCAACAGCAGCCGTCACGGCGCTTGTTGGCACTCGTATTTATCCGGTGTTTATCCCTGAAGATGCGGTTTATCCTGCCATTGTGTTCACGGTGTCAAACGTGCCGACCGATAACCAAAAGGACAGGAAGAGCGACCACGACACAGCAACCGTAACTTTCACTTATTGGGCAGAAGCAAAGCAGGGATTAAACGCATACGGAGCGTTGGATAATGTAGATGTGGCAGTCAGAGATGCCCTTGACTTTGTTACAGGCATAGCCGGAGGCGTAACGGTGGAGGGCTGCAAATACATTTCATCTACTGATGGTATGGATGAGGATGTCCTGTTTGTTTCACGCACATCTGTTTATCAGTTCATAACTGCTAACTAATGGATGCGAGGTTACAGCAGGAAATAAACTTACTCGGTGGCAAACTTCGCAGGATGTCAAAGGATGTGCAGCGTGACGCAAAGAACGACATAAAAGAGGCGGGCGGGTTGTTGGTTTCGGCGCTCAAGGGCCGTGTTCCGGTGGGATCGAAGCCGCACAGCAGATACAAGCGTATCAAAAAGAAGGGAAAGCGGATGCCTAAAGGATTCGGTGTTAAACTGGCAACTTACCGACCTGGCAATCTTCGCAAAGCATACCGGATATTGAACTTTAGAAGAATGAAGTCCGGCGTTATTATCGGGCCATTATTGGGAGGCAGAACAGTTGACGGATACTATGTTCACATGGTAAACAACAACGTCAAAATGAGCAATGGCAAAGTGCGCACCGGACAGAAATTCGTGGAGGATGCAATAGCAGCAGCAGGAGATGCAACGCTGCAAAACATTGTAAGCCTGCTATCAAGGCGCGTTAATTCAGAGGCCGACAAGAAAGGCATCACATAAAAAGACAACACCATGAAAATACAACTTCTGAAGGATTACGAAAATTGGGGAGCAGGTACGGTGCTGGATGTTGCACCGAGTGACGCACAGCCACTCCTGACAAATGGAACGGCAAAGCAAGTGCCTGATGACACACGGGCGCGCAAATATCCGTTAGGAGCAAAGATTGAAAATCTGTGTGTTCCACTTGCTGAAAACATGACAATCACAGCCACGCCGCAATTTATCGCGTCTATTGAGGCTGATTTGAATACAAACGACACAACGCCAAAGCAACAGGCGCGGCGCATCTTCAACAAAAACAACGATTAACAATGGCTACAGTATTAGCAAAGAACATGAAGCTCTACACAGGAGCAACGCCTGCCGCCTTGACCTGTCAGGTAGATGCTTCCATCTCAATGTCCACCAATATGTTTGAAACCACCTGCAAAGACAGCAGCGCGGTTTCAGAGTTTCTACCAGGTGCGAAGTCATGGACAGCATCCGTAACCGGAAACGTGGACTTTGCCGCTACCAATGGCGTAGAGGAACTGTTTGACGCATGGAGCGGTCAGACATCGGTAGCGCTTGTTTTCCAAACGGGAACTGTGGGAGAAGAGAAGTACACAGGTAATGCGTACATATCATCCCTGCAAATCCAGTCCTCCGGTAACGATGAGGCGGTGACATTCTCCGCAGAGTTTCAGGGAACCGGAGCGCTCGCACAGACAACCATTTCCTAATAATCCTTTTTATCACATCAATCATCACTAAATGTCGCAAATCAAGTTAAACGGCAAAATGCACCCTGTCAAATTTGGCATGGGCGCTCTCATTCAATACGAACGCAAAACGGGGCGATCCGCTATAGAGGACTTTCAAACGATGTCCGGCGGAGCGCCCCGATTGTCGGTGGTGGCAGACCTTATCTATGCGGGCATCACGTGCGGTTACAGGCAATTCAAGAAGTTGCCCGACTTCACGGAGGATGACCTTGCGGACTGGTTGGATAATGAATCCATCGCTGAAATGATGCAGATGTTTCAGGATTCATTCCCACAGACGGACGCGGGAAACGCGAACAGCCCGGCGAAGCCGACAAAGCAGAAACGGGCGTAAAAATCAATTGGCATGACCTGTTAAGGCAGGCTGCTAAAATAGGCATGGATGAGGAAGAGTTCTACCTGTCAACGCCTGCTTATTTCAAGTACCGACAAGAAGCGCATTTTGAGCAATTCAAGAACGGTTGGGAGCAGACGCGCTTTGTGGCCTACATCATGGCAAAGACGGTAGATTCAAAGAAGCAGATAAAAAAACCTGCTGATTTGCTTCCGTTCAGTTGGGATGCCCCGATTAAGTCACACCTGAAAACACGCTCACAGATGAACGACAAAGAGCGTGAAGAGTTTGATAAGTTCGACCGAGATGCAGATGAAATCCTGAAAAAAACCAACCCTGAACTTTACGCCCGTTACATGGAGGCTAAACTAAAAAAAGATGGCATCTAAAGCAGTAGCACTAAACGTCAGGCTGGGCGTAATTTTCGATGAAAAAACTTTAGCAGCCACCGAAAAGGCGCTCCGGCGCTCCGGTGAGAAACTATCCCGCATAGGCTCTGATTTAACGCTGTCCTTGTCCGCTCCACTTGGTTTATTCGGTGGCGCTGCCATCAAGGCTGCCGGAGATTTGGAAAGCCTTACCCTTGCTCTACAGTCGCAGTTGGGAAGCGCGGAGAAAGCAGGGCAGGAGTTAGAGAAACTTCAGAAAATTGCAGAGAATCCAGGTTTAGGACTTGAACAGGCGATCGGCGCTTCCATCCGATTGCAGGGTGTAGGAATTGCAGCCAATGACGCACGGGAGATCATCAAGCAACTTGGTAACGCCATTGCATCCACCGGAGGCACAGCACAGGAGTTTGACAATGTGACGCGGCAATTTACGCAGATGATTTCCAAAGGGCGTGTTCTTCAGGAGGACATCAGCGTTATATCTGAATCCATGCCCAATATTGCCCAACTGATGCAAAAAGCCTTTGGCACGCAATCAGTTGAGGGCATTAGAGATATGGGTATCGGCGCAAAGGAATTTGTTGCCGGCATCACAGCAGCAGCCGCCGAACTTCCACGTGTCAAATCGGGCATCAAGAACAACATTGAGAACGCGATGGATGCGGTTAAAATCGCACTTGGTAAAGTGGGATTGGCCATTAACGATGCGTTTGACATTAAGGGCGGGCTTGAGAAGTTCGCAAAGTTCATCACGGACGCAGCAGCCGCGTTTAATAATTTGAGTGCTGGAGCAAAAACTGCCATTGCTTACATGGCCGGATTTTTGGTAGCAATAGGGCCAATTGCAAAGGTTATCGGCTCAATCCAGGTGGTGCAGTCTTTTTTGGTTGGAACATGGAAAGCGATGCTTCCATACCTGAAGGATACGGTTAAGTGGCTGCAACTTCAACGTGCAGCATTTACAGCACTTGCGCCTTCCACACAGGCATTTATTGCAATTGGACTTGCAGTAGCAGTTGCATCCATCGCAAACGAGTTCGGACTATTTAACCGCCAACTGACAGCAGCGGAAAAGTCCATGCAGATGGTGAACGACCTGACAGCACAAGCGAAGGCAGAAACAGCCGGAGAGCGCGCACAGGTTGAATCACTTATCAAGATACTCGGAGATGAGAACGCGAAGCGAGAGGACAAGATAGAGGCGCTTAATGAACTGAAGTCAATCAATCCGGCATACTTCGGGCAATTGACAATTGAAAATGCTTCAGTAGAAAAACTGAAAGTAGCGTATGAGGGATACGCAGCAAGCATATTGAAGGCGGCATCAGCAAGAAGGGCAGAAACGGAGCTTGTAAACCTTGATGCAAAAAGAGAGCAACAGTTAAAAGCGGTTGAGGCGGCCCAAAGATCACTTGACAGAGCAAAACAAACCGAATCCCTCGGCGGGCTTGCTGTTTCGGCTCAATTATCAACAACGGAGGAAGGTAAACTGAAGATACTCAAGGAGCAACTTGATGTTACAAATCAGCAAATAACCGACCTAAAAAAGATAGTTGACGGCAATGTAGCGGTTGAGATTTCAGAGAAGGCCAAAACAGCAGCGGAGATAGCAGCAGCAGAAGCGGCAAAAGCCGCAAATGAAAAGCGAAAGCAGGCATCAGAAGCGGCCATTGCAGCGGCAAATCGACTGAAAGATGTTTACAAAGAAGTCCAGGCAGATATTCAGGCTGAAAAAGACTATCAGAATGCACTTGGTGCAGAGGATATTATACAGCAGGCAGAGACAATTGAGAAAGGACTGAAGCGCCTGATTGATGCAGGATTCAGCCCCACATCAGCGGAGGTTGAAAACCTTAAGGAGCAACTGAAAGGGCTGTATAGCGAATTTGGCACAATACCGACCATCCCGACACTACCAACGCCAACGGGCGTACAAAGCGAAGGCGCGGGAATATTGCCTGTTATATCGCAGGTTGACACAAAGCCGCTGGATGACTACTACACACGCATTTCAGAGATTACGCAAGGGCTGACAGAAGGCACGCTGAAGTTCGGAGAGGCATTTACAACCACCGCTGAATTGATTTCAGAGCAGGGAACGATGATTGAAAATACCGTGCTTGGTATTGCTAATGCGATGGCTCAAAGCGCATCCGAAGGCGCAACATCCATGCGCGAACTCGCACAGGCTGCAATATCAGCCGGACTAAAAATAATACGCTCATACATTCAGCAGGGCGTTGCAAGTGCCGTATCAAAGGCGCTGACATCTGTACCGTTCCCGTTTAATATTGCAGCCGGAGCAGCAGCCGGATCGGTTGCGAGTGTGCTATTTACAAACCTGATTTCAAAGATCGGCGTTAATGGATTTGCGCGTGGTACTGCCTTTGCGCCCGGTGGTATGGCACTTGTTGGCGAGAAAGGCCCGGAACTTGTCAATATTCCGCGTGGTTCGCAGGTCATATCCAATATGCGCACTAACCGACTACTTGAGGGCATGGGGCAATCGGGCGGCGTTATGCAGGGCGAGTTCACAGTCAGGGGTACAGATTTGGTATTGGTACTTGACAGGGCCAAAGCAAGACAATCAAGAGTGTTTTAATCAAAATCAAAAGACATGGCATTAAGGGTTTACGGCATCGGCAAATCACCATCAGGCGTTCAGTACAACGCCGCGATATACGACATATCATATTCAGGTAGTGAATCTTCCTTTGACATTGCCAAAGGTGGCATCAAAATAGAATGGAGAGGCGACAATGACAATGACGTACACAGCCCTATATTAGGCTCCATTGCGTCAATTGATATGCTTATCCCGGTCACAAATACCACGCTGAATACCTTTGTGGATGACGTGCGAACATCCAAAGAGGGCAGGTTCCTGCTTGAAATTGAAATACAATCAGGCGCTAAGGTTTGGAGAGGCATTATAACTCCGGATGCCCTAAGTACAGAAACAGATGAAAGTCCGGTTTACAGGTGTTCGATAACCGCTGTTTGCGGGCTTGCTATGCTTAAAAAAGTACCATACCTGAATGCGGGAGCGCTGTATTATGGCACGGACAGACTGACAAAACACCTGGTAAATGCGCTTGGTAAATTGGCGCACGTTTCAACATTTTGGGGTACAGATGATGCGTTTTTGGAAACTTCGCTGGACTGGTGGGCAACAGGAATGACCGCCAACGATGCCAACGATCCGCTGTATCTTGGGTATATAGACCATGCGGCATTTTACAACTTTGATAAAAACGGCTCTATTGACGATGATGTATTGTCGTGCTATGACGTGCTGAAGTACATCTGCCTTTCATTCGGCGCACGAATTAGAATGCGCGATGCTGTTTATGTGGTGGAGCAGATTGACTACAGAGCGAACACGGCGTACAACTGGAGGACTTACAAAAAATCAGGAGCGCAAAAGACATACGGCGCTTATTCCGGCGTGCTGAATGTCAATCAGACTAAAGCCAACGCATCAAAGTTGACGTATGTTACATACGACTATCAAACACAAACATCAAAGGCAAAGGCTGTATATGAAGTAAGGTTAAGGCGCAATTTTTGGCAAAACATCATTCTTCAGGAAGGGCAAACTTACAATTTCAATCAAACCATCAGCAGCCAATCAGGCGCGGTAACAGCCCGCATACGTGGCACGTTTTTTATCACAATTGAAAACACAGGGTATTCGGGTAGCGCAAATGATATTATCATGCCTGAAATCAGTATGACAATCAAGGTTGGCAGCAACTACCTGAAACGTGACATCACATACTCCAATTTCAGCATTTACTATTCAGATGCCGAATGGAGTCCGACAAGTACGAACAGGTTTAAGTTGGTTGCACCGGGGCAAACATTTGCCGGACTTGGTGAATCAATCACATTTATACAGTCATTCGATTTTATCACTCCGGCGCTGCCTGGTGACGGACTGAACAATCAGGTATCAGCCTCAATATCCGACATAAGGAAAAATGACGGCGTATCGGTTCCATTGAGCGAATTTGGCATATCGTGGGATGCCGGAGGGCTTTACATGGAGGTGTTTGACGCAGGCACGCCGAATGTGCAGGAGGATGAGGTACTGTATGAATCTGACAATCCGGACGAGGGAACTGATATTTGGGAAACAAGACTACGTGTAGGCTCCGGTAGCCTTAACTACCTGGGCGCTGTACTCAATTCAAACGCAACGGTGTCTTATTCGGATTGGGGGCAGGGTTCAGGAACAAGAAATAAGGCGCTCGGTGCTTTGCTGACAAAGCGGGTGCAGGATGGCAGGTTGCGTGTTAAAAAGCGCCTTAACGGTCAATTGTACGGAGATCAATGCAACAGCGTTAGAAAGCTGTTAAGCACTTCAGATGGCATTGATTGGCTGGATATGCGCGTGGTATGGTCACCGACAGAGAACATCATAGATGGTACGTGGCTGGAAATGGACTACGGCACGACATCAGACGTAAAAACACCCGTCAAAGTCAAAATTCTGTCCGGTGGCACGAATAATCCGACCGTAATCAATCCCACATCAACAAGCCCCACTACAGGCGGCAATTCGCCATTTATGGCAAATCCACCGGGGGCTATACTGAATCCGCTGTCATTCAACAGTCTGAATACAGCCATAACCAAAGGCGCTACCGTCACATCTATTTCGGTGGGTACAGCGCTTGCGGGCAACGAGTTTGCGACCGGAGACAAAGTCAAAATTGTCAATCCGGTCACAGGTCAATTTCAGACGTTTACGGTGGCATCAGCGCCATCGGCCGGAGCGACTGCAATATCAGTCAACAGCGCAACTGCCGCTTTTGACATACCACAGAATGCGGGCCTGTTTGTGCAATTGACACCACAGGCAGGAGGCGGCGGTGTCGCTAATGGTGACAAGGGGGATATTACGGTAAGTTCATCGGGTACTGTTTGGACGATTGATAACAATGTAGTGAGCAATGCGAAGTTTAGGCAAAGTTCTGCACTATCAGTTGTTGGCAGATCGGCAAACAGCACCGGAAACGTGGCTGACATTACAGCGGGTACAGATGGTCATGTTTTGCGGAGATCAGGCACTACGGTAGGATTTGGGCAGACTGCCACAGATGGTATTGCAAATAATGCCGTTACTTACGCAAAAATACAGGCAATTGATAGCAGGTCATTTGTTGGTAATAAACTATTTTCATCTGCTACTCCAGTATCGCTTTCCATTGCCGATGTAAAGGGAATGCTTCACAATGGAGTTGATAAGCGAATTGCGTTATTTGATAATTCAAATACTATAATATACAATAACGATATTAGATACAATACAGATGGAAGGCTTACTACAAAGTTTTATTCAGGAATAGCCGTTACGCTAACTGTTGCATTTGGTTCTGGATGCGGAACATCCCCAACAAATGATTCAATACAAGGTAGTGGTAATTTTTTTACATTTGCTTTTACATCAGGAACTTCTATTCCATCCGGAAACACCGAATTATTTACTATTACTGTTCCATTTAATGTTTCTTGTGTTGTATTCAGCCCTTCAAATTCTCAAGACATTAGTAGTATTTACACAATATCAGGTGGCGGGACAACAATTGAGGTAAGAACAAGATCGGCCATATTGGCATCAACAAGTTATTCCATAAGTTTTTTAGCATTTGGGTTTTATTAACCAAAACAACACATCAACCATGAAATATAAACACATCATCTTATTTGCCGCACTTGCGCTGATTACAACAGCATCAAGCGCCCAAATACAATTTACAGCCGGAATCAATTACGAATCCGGCGTGCCATCAGGCGCTCCATCATCCACAGGTTCACGCCTTCGGGTTGACCTTGCATCGGGGCGCATCTACCAATGGAGCGCGGCAAACACCACATGGCGCACGCTCGGTCAAGGCATTGATATTGTAGCCGGATGCGCTGCACCTGCCTACACGCCCGGATACGCTCAATCTGTGTTTGCGGTAAATGGCTGCTCCACGCCCGAACTGTACTATTACAACGGCACGCAATGGAAGCAGGTTGCAGGCGGTGGTGGCGGTGGTGCTACATACTACGCAGGTACGGGTATTGACATTGACGCAAACGACACTATCAGCATTGATACAGTACCACGTCTGATATTCTATTCAAATCAAACCTATTCAGGTGGTGTGGGTGCAATGCGGTGGAATAGTGACGATGGCACACTTGACTTAGGTTTGAAGGGCGGTAATGTGACGCTTCAATTAGGGCAGGAACTTGTGCAGCCTGTAAAGCACGCTACAAACGGCGGGCTTGATAATGGTAAGGTCGTGTACATTACAGGCTCTTCAGGTGACAATAAAACGGTTTTATACGCCCGCGCAAACAATGAAGCGACAAGCTCCAAAACGCTCGGCGTAATGACTGAAACTGTTACAGGTGGAAACAAAGGGTTTTGTACGACCTTCGGACTTGTGCGTAACATCAACACGTCAAACCTGACAGAAGGCGGCGCTGTATGGCTAAGCAAGGATACAGCGGGAGCAATGACAGCTGTAAGGCCGGAGGCTCCGAATCACGGCGTGTTCATCGGCTTTTGCGTTAGAAAGCACGCATCAACAGGGGTTATCTTTGTGAATGTGCAAAATGGCTACGAACTGAATGAACTGCACAACGTGTACGCACCATCGCCGACCAATGGCCAGGTGCTTACCTATGTGTCCGGCAATTCACGATGGGAGGCGGCAACAGTAGCAGATCAGAGCGCGACCAATGAACTGCAAACGCTGTCGGTGGCAACCAACACCGCAACCTTATCAAATAGTGGAGGTTCAGTAACCATCGCGGGTGGCGGTATTAACACAGTTGGAACAGCCGGTAGCACGATAACCGTCACAGGTACGGAGGTTGACGGCTCTGTAACCAACGAAATACAGACCATAGACCAGTTCTCACTTTCAGGGCAAACATTAAGCGCGTCTTTATCCTCGGACGGTGTAGCGCCATCTACCGTGACGCTTCCGGTCGTGGGTATTACGGCGGGCACAAATGTGACGGTGAGTGAATCGGCGGGCGTGTACACGATTAATTCATCCGGTGGCGGTGGTGGCTCTGGCATAACATCACTAAATGGATTAACTGCATCCACTCAAACATTTGCTACGGGCACGACCGGAACGGATTTTAATATATCATCCGCGACATCTACTCACACATTCAACCTGCCTACGGCCAGCGCAACAAACAGGGGCGCGCTGAGTAATGCGGATTGGACTACGTTTAATGGCAAACAGAATGCTTTGGTAGATATTGTAACTGGCAATGCAACTGGCGGTGGTGGAGGGGGAAGAATTGCCTTTTGGAATACTAATAACACGGTAACTGGTAGCAATCAATTTCTATATAATTCATCCAGTAGGAGGCTTGCCATTGGATATACTGCAACAGCGCCAAATGCTACAATACATTGTCAAACAAGTAGCGATTTGTCAACTCTTTTTGTGGCTATATTCAGAAATACAACAAACGAAATAATGAATATAAGGGCTGACGGACGCACAGCATTTTTGGCTACCAACACAGCCACAGGCACAACAGGCGCACAAACGATTAACAGGCCATCAGGAACGGTAAACTTTGCGGCTGGCGCAACTTCATTATTGGTCACAAATTCACTATGTACAACAGCATCCATTGTTTTTGCGGTGGTAAGAACAAACGACACAACAGCATACATAAAGAACGTGGTTCCGGGCGCTGGCTCTTTCACGATTAATCTGGGCGCGGCTGCAACGGCTGAAACATCGGTCGGCTTTTTCATCATCAACTAAAAAAAATCACCATGAAAAATATCATTGTAAAACTCATTCTCTTTTTCTTTTGCGCCACATCACTCAACGCGCAAACCATCGTGCAAGATTCATCCTGGCTCACTCAAACATCCGGCATATACTTTGCCAACCGCCTGCAAACGTACGACAATGGCAATAGCGTGCTGACCAGTACGAAAGTCGGTGACACAACAGCAGTCGTACAGGGCGCAATAAATGTGTACAGAAGTCAGGCATCCACAATGGCATCAGACGCTATTTTGTTATCCAGCAATGGCGCTAAAATTCGCGAAATCATCAGGCAGGACGGACTGCTTCAAACGCAGGTAGGTAAGTCGGCACTTAATCAGATTGCACTACAGGTGGATACGTCAACTGTGGAGGGCAAATACTTTACCGCTTCCGGCTGGACTATCAAGGACGGTGCAGCAGCAGCCCAAAATATTGTATTCTCATTCAATCCCACTACGGGCGCATTCAGATATAAAATCGGCTCTGAAACGGTGCGTTTAGCGTATTGCCTGGGTAATGTCATCCGGTTAGCTAATTATGGAACTACAGGGCGCGCATTGGATTTTTACCGCGCACCAAATGGCCGCTGGGTGACGATAGATTTGCAGCAGCAGTTGATACCACCGCCTGCCATCATTCAAGCGCTTCGCAACTGATATGGTCTATTCGCTTCACATCGGGATCAACAAGTACAGCGTAAGTGAGTACGGCGAAGGTGCGAACTTGACGCAATGCGTGCGCGATGCGTATGCGCTTGCTGAAATTGCGCGCACGAAATTTAACTCAAGCAATGCGCGTGTACTTGCGGACGAATTTTGCACACTCGCGAACATCAAGCACGAACTGACGAAATACGCGCACCTGATGAACGCAAACGATGTACTGCTTTACACGCACAGCGGACACGGCACGTACCACGATTATCAGGGAACGCGCGCAACGGGTGTATGCGCGTATGATGGTGTCTTTTGGGATTTTCAGTTGTTTCCATTCTGGAAACAGTTCAGAGCAGGCACGCGCATTGTCAGGTTGATTGACACCTGCTACTCTGAATCCAGCTTCAGGACTGCACAGCCACTCGGCAGGACACGTTTTATTCAGATGCCCAAAGCGCCTGTAATAAAA